GACGTGTCTTTTTTGGCTTGCTAGGGACAAAATTTTGTCCGCTAAGTGACTTAGCCATCAGATGCCGTCAGTTGAAGTCAGGTTCTGATATTTGAGAGCCAGACCTGTAAACAGACCATATTGAGGGTGTGATACTTGGTCGCGGCCATCAAGGAAGTACAGCTCTTCGAGCCACAGCGTTCTAGCCGCCATAGCCTGGACGTCTTCCGCACCAGGCTTAGCGGCGATCATCGGGTCAGGGCGTTTCATCGTTCAGCAGACATAGAAAGAAGCGCCCATCCCGTAACGAGAAAGGCGCCAACAACAACTCCAGCAAGGAAAATCACCAAGGCGTGCCAGTGCCAGTGGTAGGAGTGCGCTTCTCAGTCAGCTGTGCATCCAAAGCAGCATGGATCTCAGCAACCTTGTCCGCTCCACCAAGCGCAGCTTGCACCCAAGACACAGCTTGAGCTTCAGTCACTGCGTCGTAGGCAATCATGTCCTCAGCATCAGGCGCTTCAAGACCGATTGAGCCGTACGCACCAGCGGAATACACACCGTCTTCAGTGACAGCGGAAACCGTGTAGTGGAGCGTGGTGATGACGCCAGTTTCGAGAGTACGGTCGCATTGCCCGACTTTCCAGGTGTAGGTGTTAGCCATGATCGGAGAAGCTCAGAATTAGTGTAAACGTGGTCAAGATGGTTTGGTAGGCCAAGTAATCGACCCAGGGAAACCCTCTTGTGAGCTGATGTCACGCAGCCCTTGGCGATACGTTTTCCATTCCGTTTTCTTAGCCGTCGTCAACGGGCTATCAGGAAGAATCGTCCAATCGGATTCAGACAAAAGTGCATCACGTTTGCCGCGTGCGACCATCCTTTCTTCGGCTGCAACTCGCTCAGTGTCTAGAGGAGCAATGTCTGCAGCATGTTCATTGACAAGCTGTGCATAAACAGCACGCCCGTAACTTTCGGGGTCATTTACGTTTGCCGTAAATGGAATCCAGCCCCACTCAGAATGCTGGATTTCACAATTAACGGCACCCTCTCCAACGTGTTGGAGGTTGCGGACGATGTACTTGCCGCTTTCGTCTTTTATGAATTTGTCTTCCATGATCAAGAAATTCGCACCCACAATGTAGCTGCACCGTCAATGTCAGTAGCACCGTCCTCCTCTTGATATCCCATACGCCTCCAGGTCCCAGAAGGTGAAGAATCACCTGATCGATAGGTGCCGGCGGCATCAGTGAATTTCAGTTCACTGCCAGATCTAGTCGCGCCTGCAGATCCCTTATTACTTGCGTTATGGCAAAACGCGTATGTTCCAACGGCACCGAGGTCAGTTGAAGCGCCACCACCGCTTGCGTCTTGCCATGTTGGTGAATCATTGCCGTTGCTGGTTAAGACTTGACCGCTAGTGCCGTAATTTGATGCACCTTCGATAGCCCACGCACCAGTTGATGTAATCCGCAGCCGCTCCGTCGGATTAGACGTACCATCCGCAGTGGTGGAAAATACGAGGCGGCCTGGGTAATCACTACTGCCCCAAGTACCATCGGCGTCTGCTTGAATATAAGCAGCAGGGCTAGAAGCGTTATCAGCGAAGATAAACCTGCCTAGAACAGAGCCACTAGCAGGATTTGTTTGTCCTCTTTGGAAATGAATATCAGTATTAACTGCCGCATTATCGCTTCTGCCTTGGAAAATTGCCCTACTGTTTACGGAAGCACTACTCGTCCCCACCAACACCCGCCCCGAGCTGTCGATAAGCATCCGCGTTGCAGATGCTGTTCCAATGGCAAGTTCTCTAGAACTTTGATTGTATTGCAGGTACCCATCATATTCACCAGAACCTGACGTAGCATCACTAAAATAAAGCGCACCGTAACTGGTGGTGCCTGATCGAATTGTTATTCCGCAGCCGCCGCTATTTGCAATAGTCAAATCATCAGCGCCTGAATCACCTTCAGTCGTCGTGCCCAGAAGCATCCGCCCCGAGCTGTCGATGCGCGCCCGCTCACTACCGGCAGTAGCAAAACTCATAGAATCAGAGGAGTGGTCATAAATTAAATAACCACGGCCAACAGTTGTATCGCTAAAAAACAACCGCGATATATCAGTTGTGCCAGCAGTAATGTTTACAGTGGTCGTATCACTTGATGCAACGTCGAGTTCAAAAGCTGGATTGCTTTCTCCAATGCCAACGTTGCCAGAGCTATCGATGCGAATTAGCTCGCCAGAACTGTTGTTAAACCTGTAATCATTTCTGCACTTGAGAGAAGCAGTTCCAGTTGGATCTTTAAATTCAACAGTTACTTCTGTGTCGCTACTTTCAAATCGAGCAACTTCGTTTGTTGCTCCTGAATTGACATGTAATATCCTAGATGGAGACGTGGTGCCGATGCCAACGTTGCCCGAGCTGTTGATCGTGACTAAATCGTTTGTCCCTGGGGCACTGCTGTTTTGGGAAATACGAAGGGTATTATCAGTATTATCTCTTCCGATCGTGTAGGAAGGAGTAGCGCCACCAGCATTGACAAATGCCAAAATGCTGTCTGTGCCATCAAGTTTTAGCGTTGTGCTCGCTGAAGATTTTACAGTGACATTACTTGAACCACTGGGGCGTTGAAAGAGTGCAATCTGCGCTGCATTTTGAGAAACATGTAATGGAGCACTAGGCGACGAGGTGCCGATTCCCACGTTCCCACTTGAGTCGATCCTGAGTCGCTCATTATTGCCGTTTGTATTAAACGACATATAGTCAGAAGTTTGATCGTACGCAATCTGACCTTTATACGCTCCAGTGTCTGAAGAGCTAGTGCTATCTGTAAATACGATTCTGCTATCACCGTCTGTGGCAGACCTAAGCTCAAGCGCCGTAGTGCCACTAGAAGTTGCGATAGAAAGACGCCTGTTAGTAAAAGCACCTGCAGTCGTCGTCCCAATCAGCACCCGGCCGCTTGAGTCGATGCGCATCCGCTCGCCGTCGTTGGTCTTAAATCGGATATTGTTTGAATAACGTGTGTTAATTGAAAGATCTTGGGACCCGTAGCTATAAATGTTTGTTAGGCTGTTTTGATCAACAAACCGAAGATCATACGTTGAACCATTTACTAACTTAAGTGCATTGCTTGATGCAGACTCAATGTTATAGGTGCCGCTAGTCGTACCAACCAACAACCGCCCCGAGCTATCAACAACAACGCGCTGCGTGCCGCCAGTTGTGATCGAAACCTCATCAGCCGCACTGAAGTACAGACCAGTGTTCGTATCTGTGCCGCTGTAAAAGCTTGGAGCGGATGCACTGCCAGCAGGGAACTTAACCTTGCCGTCTGCACTAATCAGACCAGTAACGCCCAGCGTTGAATCAAGCGTTGCCGCTCCAGTGACATCCAGCGTTCCAGGGACATCGATATTGCTGGTGAACTCAACGCCTGATCCAGCGGCATCGGTCTGCAATAGTTGGCGTGCAGTGCCATTCGCCAGCTTGCTAACTGCAATCTCTGCACTGGCGTTGATGTCAGCATTGACGATTGCACCGTCAGCAATCATCGCGCTGGTCACGCTGCCAGTATCGCCAGACGAAATTAGAGTGCCCGTGACGTTAGGCAGTGACACGGTGCGATCAGCCGTTGGGTCAACGACCGTTAGCGTTGTCTCAAACGCATTGTCCGTTGCGCCTTCGAATGTGATGACAGCGTCTTCACCCAGCGCCACCGTTCCAGTAAATGTCGGGCTAGCTGATCTAACTTTTTCGCTGTCAAGTTCTTCAATCGCAGACTGAACGTTGGTTGCTGAGATATTGCCTGCAGCAGTAAACGCAACGTTTGACGCTTGCTGCGCAATCACCGTGCTCGAAACGTCAATTTCGGTGTAAGCCGTGCCTGTAGACAGCAAGAAGTCAGGCGGATTCAGCGCAACCGTTGGAGCGGGCGATGTGCCAGTGCCAGCGGTGCTAACAACCACGTAATAGCCCTTATTAGAGGCAGAAGCTGCAGGCAGCGCACTACCCACCACAAAGCTCAGCGCCGTACCTTCAGAAGTAACGGTCGCCATCTTGTTCGTGCTGGCGTTGTAAGTACCGGCAAGAACAATCTCACCAACACTGATGCCGATTGGCTGCCAAACGTTTCCGTCCCAAATTAGAAAGTCGCCTGAAATACTATTCAGGTGGCCTTGACCAATAAAGTCTCCTCCTGCCGGTGTGGCTTCAGCAATCGTGGTTGTTGACTTGTCGCCAAGTTTGTCTGCGGTGACTGCATCGTTCGCAAGACGGGCAGTCGGCAAAGTTCCGGTTGTGATCTTTGCTGCATCGAGATCAGGAATATCAGTGGCAGCTAGCGCTTCACTTGCCGTGACGTGACCTTGGGCGTCAAACGTAACCTTGGCAGCAGTCGCCCCAGTGACGGTGTTGGAGTGATTGATTGCGCCTGCGCCAGTAACCTCCAAGCCAGATCCAGGCTTGACGGCACCCGTAACAGACGAGGTTGCGAGCGGAATGTCACCAGCAGCGATTGCGCGACCGCTAGTGATCAGACCGTTGGCGTCATATTGAACAAGATGGTTTTCGCTTGTTTCTGCAGTGACACTGTTGTCAATGGTGAGCGTGTCACCAGACATCACTAGGCCATTGCCATTAACAATGACGCCACCCTTGGCAGAAGTGGTTGCAGTTGGAAGATCCGTTCCAATGATCGCCCTGTAGCCAACCGTTCCACCAGCACCAGTTGGGCCAGCAAGGAACTGCGCAGCGGCAGAGGTGTCATCTAGCGTTGCGCTGATCGTTACTGTGCTGCCGCTTTTTGTGGCAACAATGTTGACCTCACCAGTAGTGCTGCCGTTTACGACATTGATTGAGCCGGAAGCTACTGGCGACAGCCACGCAGATCCGTTCCAGACCACAATCGAGTTGTCATCAGTGTCAAGCGCAATCTGACCGATAAAGTCACCTGACCCAGGCAACGTCGAAACCAGCGTCACGCTGGAGTTGTCGGCCAATTTGGCTGCCGTCACAGCTGAATTATTGATCTTCGCAGTTTCGACCGCAGACGCCGCTAGCTGTGCTGTGTCAATCGCCCCAGCAGAAAACAGGATCTTGGCACTTGGAATCGTTGCGTCAGAGATCAGCGTTGTGCCGTTTGCGATCAGATCGCTGACCGTCAGCTTTTTAGTTTCACTTGCGCTGTCGTCAACAACAGCAACCACGTCTGCTGCAACGAGATCAGCCCCAGCCAGGCTGTTAAGGGCACTGATCTTAAGGTCAGCCATGAAACCCTACGCATGAACCACGATGGGCTCATCATAGAGCCGCAATTAGACCTGTTCCAGCAGCACAGCGTCTGTTGTGCCCTGCTCAAGCAAGATCTCGTCAGTATTCTCCTGCAACAACTTGTTGACCACAGCAAGGTCCATCCTCAGCTGAATCGCTCCAGTACTAATGAAGTCTGCCTGTATCTGCACGGTTTCACCAGGACTGAACGAAACGGCACAGCTGGTCAGTACGCCGGTGAACTCATAAAAGATTGCATCATCTGCTGTATTCGCAGAACCACTTGGGTTGCCACCTGTCGTCTTAATGTAAAAACGAGCCTTGAAACGACTGCCTACTCTTGTCCGTAAAGACAGCTCAACAAGATAGTTAGGCAGCTCCTTATCTAAATCTCCGGTGTATTCCCAGAAGCAGGACATCCGGCCAGAGCCAGACATTAACGTGCTGATCCTGCTGCGAAACTCTTCAGAAAGCGTGGTCGTGTCAACCGTCTCACGCTCAGTGTTCAATTCAAACGCATTTACCTGGGCAAGAACTCTGTATTCAGAGTTTTCTACCTTGACTCGAATCGGGATATTATTTCCAGGTGTTGCTAGAGCGACTGCATTAGTCGTGCCGCCATTGATTGCATTAGCAAAACTATTGTAAAGCCTGATGCCGTCTAGCTCGTCAACGTGAACAAACTTTTTGACGCTGGTTTTGCTATAGCTGCTGATGAAATCAAGTGCTGAACCGTCAGTGCTGGTGATTTCGACCTGATCACCACTGATCAGCTGACCATGCTCGAAGTCAAAACTAAACCGCTTTTCCGTCGCATTAACATCCGACGGGTTGATAGTTGACTGCAGCTCGCTGTCACCGAACTCCCGCTCTAACTGAATTTCGCCGTAGGTGCCTAGGTAAACACTCATGAGATCGTGACCGTAGACAGTGCTCCGGTGCCCTGGAATGCAATCTCAGCTCGCACAATGTCGCCAGTTGCCGCTCCAATCGAAGCACTGGTCACATAAGCCGTCAGCTTGATGTCGTTGTTGTCCGTTCCATCAACCCAACGGAAGGTCAGCTCAACGGTGTCGGAACTGCTGACGCCTGTCGTGCCGGTCTTGTAAAGCTTGTTTAGCAGATCAGTTGTGTTGATAGCGTTGTTGTCGTCCTTGTAATACAGCAACGTCGCGCTGCCGCTATAGCCCGAGATGCCAGGCGTATAGCTGCGAATGTGTTCGCTCAAAGTCGTAGTTTCGAGCGTTTCAAGATTGGCCGACAGTGAAAAGTTCACGACCTTGGCGAGGGTCGTCCCAGCAAGCTGCATTACGCCATCTCTGCCGGAGTAAACCTTTGCCATTACGCCACCGCTCGCAATGACACTGTAA